CTTAAAAAGAAATAAATGATTAGCCCCCGAAAGGGGGCTTTTTCATTTACTCTTGTTCTTGACGCCGGAGTAATCCGGAACCCTGCAGCTTGACCCCGCATCTTCTTTTGGAGGATTCTGATGATTTACTTACTTGACCGTTTGGCACGCGAAGAGAGCGAAGCCGATCGAGAGCAATTCGTACGCGGTGTACTTGGCTTAGACAAATTTCATGCTGGCTCAATGGTAGCCGGATGGATTGCAGGAAGTCTAACTGCTAAAGTAATCGCGGGCCGTAAGTGAAGCTATCAGACCTTATAACTAGCTCGGTCTCTGCAGCAGAAATAGAAGACTCTCGTATCACTACGCAGCGCCTTAAAACTTGGTGCCGTATGAACAAATGGCCTGAAGATGTAGTAAGTCAGATATCCATCGTCCACAAAGATGGTGAGTACAAGATCTACTACCCACCACACCTTTCAGCTCAAGTCAACTTTTTAGAGTATGGGGATCAAGATACCCCTCCATCTGCTGTGTTTAGAAACTTTTTAACTAACTTCATAGATCAAGATAGCTTTGCTACAGGAATGTCAAAGAGCCTAAGATTGCAGGGGCTCATCTAATGCCTATTATTCTAAATGAAGATAAAGCTTTAAAGGCTGCTCTACAAGGAATCAACGTTTCTGATAGTGGAAATGCTGTACGCCCAGTAGGAGTCTGGTATGGACAACCTGATATGGAAATTAGAGATCAGGTATACCCATATATCACTCTTGACTTTATTGGTTACTCTGAAGACTTTGAACGAGCTCATCGCGGAACTATTACTATGCCCTATTACCCAGAAGGTGTGGATACTGGAACAACACTTTCAAGTGGTGCCGGCTCAAAACAATATGTTACTGAAGTACCTATTCCAGTAAATCTTGATTATCAAATCACTACTTACGCACGTCAGCCTAGACATGACCGTGCAATTATGGCAGCAATGCTATCTGGCCACCGCATCCCATTGCGCTTTGGCCGCCTTATTGTTCCAGAAGACAAAACGCTTAGACGTGTTGAATTTCTGGGAATGTCAAAGAAAGATACTACTGATCAAAACGGTAAGAGACTATTCTCTAATGTGTACAACATACGCATTAGTGCTGAAGTCTTGCCTACTGCTATTGCTCAGAAGTACCCAGTACAAACCCCTCCTCTAATATCGCTCAACAGCCAGGACATCCCGTTTGAAACAATACAAATATAAATTGGCACCCCGAGAAAACAACTCAACCCTAAGGAGTAATAAGAATGGCAAGTTATAGCAGACCAGGAGTCTTCATCAATGAAGTACCTCTGCCTCAAAAAGTTGAACTAGCAAATAACGGACAGGCTCGTGGAGCGTTCCTTGGTGCATTTGCACAAGGACCTACAGACGCACCAGTCCTAATTCAAAGCTGGTATGACTTTGGAAAAACTTTTGGAAGCCTTTCAGATAGCTACCAAGCTACCTGGGCAGTCTATTCGTTTTTTGCAAACGGCGGACGTAGTGCATACATTAAGCGTGTTACAGGTTCAGGTGCTACAGCAGCATCTGTAGTCCTTCGTGACCGTGCAGGTACCCCACTAAGTACACTTCGAGTAACAGCAAAGAGTGCTGGTGCCTGGGGTAACGCATTAACAGCAGAAGTTACATCTTCTTCTACAACCACATTTAATCTGATTATTTCAGATGCAAATGGCATCTTAGAACAGTTTACTGATCTAAGCATGTCCACAACAAACAGCCGCTACGCGGTAGCTTACGTGAACTCATCCTCATATTACGTAATGCTTACTAACTTAACTTCAGGTACAGCAGCCCCAGCTAACATGCCGGAAATTGCTGGAGTCAAGGCGTTTACTTCAGGAGCAGATGGATCAGCACCCACACGTGCTAGCTACCAAACTGCCCTAACAACCTTTGATTCAATCACTAACCCACTTCTTATGATTAACGCAGATGCATCATATGCATTTGCATCAGGAGGTGAAACTGGAGCTCGTGCAGCAAAGGTTCTTTTAGACAACGATATAACTGCTTATGCAGATGCTCGTGGAGATGTATTTGCTCTAATTGATCCACCAGCAGGAAGCACAACAGCAGAAGCTGTTACCTACGCAATCGATGGTTGCGGAGCAGTAGATGGCGGAAACGCAGCAATCTACTTCCCATGGGTAGTAATTCCAGATCTACTAAAGTCAGCGCCAGGCGCAACTCGCGTAGTTGGACCAGCAGCAATTGCAGCAGGTAAGTATCTAGAAACAGACGCTTCACGTGGAGTATTCAAGACCCCAGCGGGCTTTGGTACAAAAATTGGAAGTGCAGTTGCTCTAGAGCGCACTCTAACAAACGCAGAACTAGACACACTTAACTCAGCATCTAAGCCAGTAAACGCTATTCGTAACGTTCCTGGCGGAGGTATTGTAATCATGGGTGGTCGTACACTCAACAACTCAACCGGAGAGCGTTACATCAACGTACGCCGCTCAATGATTTTCTTAAAGAAAGAAATCACTGACCGCAGCAACTTTGCCGTGTTTGAGAACAACAGCGAAATTCTTTGGAACCAACTTCGTACTGCGATTGGAAACTTCCTTCGTAATTACTGGTCACAAGGTGGCCTACGTGGACAAACTCCAGAGGAAGCATTTTACGTAAGATGCGACGCTTCAAACAACACAGCTACAGATATTTTAAATGGTCGAGTAAACATCGAAGTTGGTGTGGCTGTTGAGTATCCTGCAGAATTCATTGTGATCAGCATTGGGCAGATCACCGGAAACGCTTCGGCGTAGTAAGGAAAGGATAATAGATCATGGCAAAACCCGCGTTTACTAACGTATTAAGTACTCTAGCAACCGATCCAGTTCGTAACTTTCGGTTCCTCGTAGACTTTCTACCGACAACTGATGCAGCTACACCTGTATTCAGTTTCGACACTAAAATGGGATTTACCTCAGTATCAGGCCTAACCGTCTCTACTGAAGCAATCCAATACCGTGAAGGTGGCTACAACACCACTGTTCACCAATTGCCTGGACAAACTTCGTTTAGTCCAATCACACTTAGCAAAGGCGTAATGTTGGGGGATTCCTCACAGGCCGCTTGGATGAAGCGTCTATTCTCAGTAGTTAGCTCAGGAGCTAAAGCTGGTATTGGAGCAGATTTCCGTTGCGATTTGGATATACGCGTTCTTAGCCATCCAAACCCTGCCGGCCTATCTGGTGCAGATTCAACTCTTGCAGGAGTAAACTCAGAGACACCTCACGTAGCTATTCGTTTTCGCGTATATAATGCGTGGATTACAAACCTTTCATACAGCAACCTAGATGCTGGTGGAAATAGCTTGATGGTCGAAGAAATGACTCTTGTTCATGAAGGTTGGGATGCTAAGTACGCTTCAGCATTAACAGCCGCAGGATCAGCAGCACCCTTCTAATACTCTAAGAAAAGGAATATAACATGTCTACAATTATTAATGCCGCAGAAAATCCGGCAATGGCGAACAAACTGTTAGAAGATGTAAACAACCTTGTTAATCAGGAAGTGATGGGATCTATACCAGAAGTGGTTATCCCATCACTCCCTGAAACAGAGGTTAAGCTTCCAGCGGGTTTTATTGATCCGTTTGAAGCAACTGTACATAGAACGGCTGAGGTTAGAGAACTTACAGGCTCCGATGAGGAAGCCATTGTAAAAATTTCTGATCCAGGCAAAGCTCTACTAGCTATCTTGGAGCGAGGAACAGTCTCCGTTGGAGGCCAACCAGCTACTAAAGCTATTCTGGGAGTTCTACTTGCAGGAGACAGAGAAGCTCTGCTCCTAGCAATTAGAAAAGCAACATTTGGAGCCGAAGTAGAACTATCTACGGTATGCGATAAATGCCCGGAGCTTCAAACTTTTAAAATTGATCTAGATACAGATGTTGAGACCAAAGAGCTAGATGACCCTATCAATGATCGTAGATTTACGGTAGATCTTAAAGCAGGGCTTGCAAAGGTAAACCTACCTAGTGGTGATGTTCAAACAAAGATCATTAATGCTACTGATAAGAACTCTGCAGAGCTAGATACTTTGCTATTAACTTCTTGTGTAGTAGAAATTGGTGATCAACCAGTTCTAGACGCCAGTCGTATTAGAAGTTTGGGAATCACTGACCGCAGAACCTTGCTAGAAGAGATTGCAAAGCGTAATCCTGGACCACAACTAAGCGAAATTAAAAAGGCTTGCAAAAACTGCGGCCAGGAGGTAAGCCTGCCACTAACCCTGGCAGAGTTGTTTCGTCAATGAAATAACATACCAAGACGTAATTGATGCCTATGATCTTCTAGCTCAGTACTATCCGGGTTGGTCGTTACAGGATATAAGAGGTCTTACAGTACGAGAACGATTAATATTTTTATCTAAAGCTATTACAAGACCTAAGGCGGTGAGATAACTTGGCAGAGGCAAGAGGAAACTTAGGCACCGGTGGAGATGAAGCTTTCACCGGTCAAAAGAGTGTCGAAAAGTTAACGGAGACCGGTAATAAAGGTCTGCTTAACATGCTTAAAACAGTAACTAACATAGAAAAAAGTTACGAAAAAATAAAAAAGCATGCTCAAGCAACTGCTGATGCTCAATCTGCCGCTAATGGAAAACCTACCAGCACTATGGGTAGCAGCCTTGCTCAGTTACCTGACCGTGGCGGCGGTATGTCAACCGCTTCAAGAGTTGGCCTAGGAGTAGCAGCTATTGGTGCAGGTGCTATGGGCATCATGCCTAACACAATGACTGCTGTAACACAAAGACTTAGCGCTGAAGGCGTTGCCATGTACAGTTCTGGACGCATGGGTGCTAGAGGAGTAATCAGTTCTGCAAACTCTATGGCTGGACGTGGAAACGCAACTAGCTCTATGGGACCAACCATGGCTATGGGACAGATCCTGTCTCAAGGTGGTTACGGTGCTCAATCAGTAAGCACACAAAGAATTATGAACCAACTTGGCGGCATGAGTGCTGTCAGTGGTATGAGCAACGAACAAGCAGCGGGATCTTACGCTAGCCAAAACGGAATGAACATGTTGCGCTTAGGAATTAGACTGCGTGACCGAGAAGGAAACCTTAGACCCCCTAACGAAATTATTAACGAACTGTATTCAAAAATATATCGAGGAAAGACACCTAAAAATCCTGAAGTAATGTTTAGCCCAAACAGTGTTGAGTACCAGACAATTATGACCATTGCTGGTGGAGACCCCAGCCTATTTAATTTATACGCAAGCGGACTTATGGCTAGATTTAAAAACAACAAGCCGCTTACTGCAAAACAAATGTCAAGTGCTAAAGGCATGCTTGGAACCATGGGCGTTAAAGGTGGAGTTCAAGAGAGTAACTTTAATTTTCAAAGCTCACAGAATCGTCTTTTAGAGGGAACAGAAAAAGGATTAGTTGGCGGGTATCAAGGAGCTCTTGGAGCTGCCGCAGCAGTCAATAACGGGTTTGCTGCTATAGCTGAGACACTACCTGGCGTTGTAAACGGATTAGCATCACTAAAGGGAATTTTACAAACCCTTCCACAAGCAGGTGGCGCAGGAGCAACTATGTCTGGCGCCGCGGGTGCAATTTCAAATATGCTTATGATGCGTATGGCGCTTGGTGGCGGTGGAAAACTTATTGCTCCCGCCTTAGGAGCAGCAGGAGCTGCAGGCACAGCTGGAGCAGCAGGAGCAGCAGGAGCTGCAGGAACAGCAGCAGGTGCTGCAGCTACAGCAAGTAAGTTTAGTAAGTTTGCCTCATTAGCAAAACCAGTACCTATTTTAGGAGCAGCGCTATCTGCATACGGCGGATATCAATCTGCAAAAGCTAAAAAAGGATTTGATTTTAAATCTTTGTTAGCTAACACGGCTATCGGTGCTGGTGGTGGCGCAATGGTAGGCGGTCCTTGGGGAGCATTAGCTGGTGCGTTAATCGGTGGAGGATCAAACGCAGTAGGACAACTTTTTGGAAAAGGTGGCGGAGATAGCTCCGGACCAGCAAGTTCAAGTGGAATACAGACTGTAGGAGTTAACCCCGCTCCAAATTCAAAGCATATTTCTTCTGCATTTGGTTGGAGAACCGATCCAAACAATCCCAAGGAAAGGCACCACCACGGCGGTATTGACTATGCCATGCCGGTAGGTAGTCCAGTACTAGCAGCAGCAGATGGTGTTGTAGATCAAGTAACAACTCAACCAAATTCTTCAAGAAGTTTTGGTTTGTATGTTGTAATTAAGCATGAAGGTTTTTATACTTACTACGCACACTTAAGTCGTGCGGTAGTAAAAGTTGGACAAAAAGTTACTCAAGGAAGTCTTATTGCTTACTCTGGTGGTAAAAAGGGCGCTCCGGGTGCGGGTTCCTCTACAGGACCCCACCTTCACTTTGAAGTACGTAAAGATAAAACAAACAAGCAATCAGTAGATCCTAAAAGCATTTTTGGAAAAATTAAGTCAAGCGTTTCTGGATTGTTTAAGAATGACAAAGAAACCGATATGGCTGGAGATCTCTCACAGTTTGTGTTGGGCGGGGATACCCCTAAAGGAACTGCCTACGCAGGCGGTCAACTTCTAGCAATGATTCAACAGGGTGGCCCACTCTCATACGGAGATGTTTCTGATTCTGGCGCCGTAGACTGGGCTAAAAGTAAAGGGCAGGGATCATCTGTATTAGATGGTTTGATGGGCGACAATCAAATGACCTCTGCTTCTGGAGACACTGGTGGAATGGCTTTTGGTTCTCGTAAAGGATTGCTAAAGGCCCTTCATGCTCAAGGTTTTAGAGGCAAGTCTCTTCAAACAGCTTTTGCAGTAGCGTTAGCTGAATCCGGTGGGCGTAGTAAAGCTGTTGGCGATGAAAAAATTACTAACAAAACTTATGGTCCAAGTATGGGTGTTTTCCAAATTAGAAGTCTTAAAGACCCTAAAAAGTTTGGTGATTCTGGGCAGTGGAGAGACGGCAAGCGTTTGTTTGATCCGTCATTTAACGTTAAAGCAGCGTGGAATATTTCTAACGAAGGTAAGAATTGGAAAGCTTGGTCTGCGTATAAGAACGGCGCCTTCTCACAATTTTTAGATGACGCTGAAACAGCTTCTAAAGCAGCAGGAATTCCAGGACACTTTTATGGCGCTGACTCAACTAAAGAAGGCCTTGCTTACCTGCACGACGGTGAAATGGTTCTTAATAAGGGTCAAGCAGACCGTATTAGAAACAATAGCGGTGGGGGATCAGCTAGCTCTATTAACGTAAATATGACTGTTAACATTGCTAAAGCAGGAGATAATGAAGTCCTTGTAATGCTTGATAGGTTTAAGAAAGCAATTGCAGCGGATAAAGACATTGCAGCGATAGGGAGTAACTAATGCCAGATGCACCTTCCGGGTATTTTTACACCGTCGAAGCTTACGAAATTAATAAGTACAGCACCGATCAAGATACTGCCCCATCTATTTATGGAGTAAGGTTTACTAAAAGTAAATCAGTAATGATTGACTCTAGAGTTATTTACAGAATAACCCTATATAAAAACACTACTGTTATTACAGATGGCGGCGTAGCCATATCTGGTGACGGCACTGTAAAATCTAGGGTTCTTGGAACAGGGCCGTTTGCTACCTTTAAAGAAACAGTAAAGGCATTTGCTGATGTAAGCGGTATTAGAACAATTCAAGATAAATTTTACGATTTTACGTTAACCCCTAAAGGTACAAATGGAACTGCCTCACCTAAATTTACCGCTCAAGTTCAAGTTAACGGTATATGGGCAGATGTAAAAATTCAATCAAATTCAAGTATCCCCTCAGCTATTTTTAGCAAAAAAGCTACTCCTCCGGGCGTACCAACTAGCGTAAGTGCTACTGATGGAGGTTTTTCTCTTGGTCAAACCCCTCAGTATGAGTGGAACTCTTGTAAACGAGAGTGGGCCCGTTTGTGGATGCACAATGCCGTACAAGTAAACAGAACTGCGGACGAAACAAAAAAAGGTTTAGGGCCTAAGTGGGAAATAACAATTACTGTTAAGTATTACGATGAGCTTGGACAATTTAAAAGAGAAGATAAGTTAAACAATAAAAGAGAATTTAACTACGATTTTACTAAAAAAGGAAGCGGTTGGCAAAAAGCTAAGGCTTTGTTGTCCGCAGCTAAAAACTGTGCCCTTGGTAATAGTAGCGGAGGAGGCGGTGCCGACACCTCTCCTGGCCCTACACCCCCTTCTGTAACAAGAGCCCAAAACTTTAACCCTTACCCACACATATCTACTAGACATTTTTCTGCTAGAGCAGATACCGAATCTATTGCCTATGAAAACGCAAATAAGTACGATCAACTAGCTTCTTTTTACGTAGACCCAGAAATAATTGATCTTCCAGATAAAAAACAAGCTGAATTTGCTACTACTTCCGCAGCCAACTTAGACAAGCTTTGGGGATTTAGGTTTTTGTTTAACCCAAGTTATCTAAGCATTAATATGAGTTCAAACAATAAGGTTGACTGGACCCGTCCAAATGAAAATGGCGCTGCACTAGTAGCTGACGGTATTGGTGGAACGATTAGCGTAAATATCCTATTAGACCGAGTATCTGACATGGTTACTATGAAGCAGTGGAAAAAAAATGGTGGGGGTCCATTTTTATCTAGTTCTTACCCAGTCTTAATGGATGCTGAACAATGCGCAGGAATTTTACACCGCGGAACAGAGTACGATCTTGAATACCTATTTAGAGTAGTAAATGGAAACCCTCAAAAAGTAGTTTTAATGGGGGAGTCTCCTTTAGATGGTTTAGAGTTACTTAGTGCAAATATGGGCTATATGACTCAACTACCGTTTATATTTAAAATTTCTGAAAGACAGCGCTACAAGGTAATTATGGAGAGTATTAACATAGAACACAGTATGTTTACTAGAGACATGATACCTATTAGAACTGTAGTCCAAATAGGACTTCAACGTCTTCCAGACCTTGCAAGTGGAAACTTTAAGAAATTTAAGCAGGCTGAAAGCATTAATAAAATTACTACCGTTATTAAAAATACAAGTAGTAGCGACATTGTTGCTGCTCGTAAACAGAGGGATGGGTTCCTATAATGGCTGTATATAGAGATTCTCGTTACGACGATGGAGATGCTCAACAAATAAAAAACAAAACTACCGGAGCTTACGCCTGGACGGTATACCGAGCATTCCCAGAATCTAGACTTATTAGCTATATTGATTACACCTGGGTAGATGGAGATAGATTAGATTACTTAGCTGCAGTTTATTTAAGAGACTCTAATTTGTGGTGGCAGATATTAGATATAAACCCTAGTCTTCCAGATGCTTTAGAAATAGCACCTGGAACTATTATTAGAGTTCCTAGGGGATAACATGGCCACAGCCCTGTCTAAAAATAACTTAGTTAAGACTCCATTAGAGCGTTTTCCTACTAGGTCCGTAACTTTTCCTTTAAGCCCAGCCTTTAGTTTAGTTTTTTTAACGGCTAGACTAGATCAAAAATTTAATTCTCATGATGTTCTTACTATAAAGTACGCTGGAAAAATAGAAGAAACTTTAAATTTTATTGGTTCAGGAGACCCCGTTAAATTTGATTACTCTGGTGGGGGGTCTACAAAAACTTGGGTTGGTTACGTGCACAAAATTATTCCATCTACTGTGGCTGAGAACACCACCACAATTGTGTGTATTGCTGCAACCTATCTTTTAAAGACAACTAGACAAAAAATTTATAAAAAGGTAACCGCAGATCAAATTGTTGAAAAAGTATGCAAGCAATACGGACTAAAGGCAGTTACTCAACGTCACCCCAGAGTATTTTCGAGTATTTCTCAAGCTGGGCAAAGTGATTGGCAACTATTACGAAGATTAGCTAAACAAACTGGCTTTGGATTAAAGATTACTGGAACCACTGTCTACTTTATGTCAAAAGACAAGTTAAGTTCAGCTAGTGCTAGTAGAGCGCCTTACTTTTTTAAAGAAACTGCAGCACCTACTGTTCGTACTATTGCTTCTATGGGAACTATTGTAGAATTTACCCCTGAAATATCTGATGAGGCCCCGGATATGGCTGGAGCTACCGTAGATAGAGTAGTAGGGGGCCTACACTCAACCAACAATAAAACTATTGCAACTAAGCATAAAATTCAACCTGCTAAAAAGAAAACTAAAGGTGTTGTGACCCCTAGTAAGAAATTTTTAAAGAAATGACAAATAGCCCTCACAGTAAAACCTCACAAAAAGCAAAATTTGTAAAACATTTGCCTTTTGAGGTAGCTACAACCATATCAGACGCAAAGTTTATTGCTCAGGATTTAGCAGAAGCCGATAGATATAACTACAGGGGTGTTGCTACTTTGATGGGGGACGCTGACGTAAGCGTTGGAGAGTCTATTTACTTAGATAACTTAGATCAAAATATGTCCGGGTACTGGACCGTGCTATCAGTTACTCATCTATTTGCCGGAGGAAGCTATACTTATCAAATGGAAGTATTAGTCGGAACAGATTCTTTAGGTGGAGCTGACCCCTCTGTTGGAAAAAACCCAGGAAAAAGAGACTTTGAGTCTGAGCTCTCAAAACAATCTTTGAAACCAAAAGGGTCTAAATTAAACAACTACCCTATTGGGGTAAACAATGGAAAGACTAACCTTGGAGTAAAGAACACTAAGTCAGCTAAGAATATTCCCGGCGCTAATGCCAGACCTCTTGCAACAACGTATTCTCCAAATATCTACAAAAATGAAGTGCCTGATTTTTCACAAGTAGCTAGACAAGTGACTTGGAAGGCTAAATGAGTACAGAAGCTGACTATATGCAGGATCCTCAAGGAAGAACAAGATTTTTTGGTATCTACGAGGGCATAGTTAAAGAGATTAACGACCCACTAAAAAAGGGAAGAATTAAAGTCCAAGTTACAGTTACTGGTCAAGAGGTTACTGATTGGGCTAGAGCCGTCTTGCCTATTACTCATAACGCAAACCACCCTGACCATCAAGAGCATACGGCTGCTCAAATTGCCGCACTCTTAACTACTACCTCCATCTCTGTAACTGACTCTAGAGGCGATACTGAGACTATTCCAGCGTTGACCGTGGTGGCAAAAGGGGGTGCTGGTACCCTTAAACACCCCCATAAAATTGTGGTAAACGCCATAAAAAAGTGGAATGGTTCAGACGCTAAAACAGCAATGTTTAACGACGCGACCAACACGGATGAACACACCCCACACAGGTATGTGCCAAATAAGGGCCAACGTGTGTGGATTATGTTTGTTGCGGGACTACTTGAAGAACCAGTATGGATAGGAGTACAAGGATGAAAGCCATTTCGTTTCCCTTTACTTTAGATCCTTTTGGTAAAACAACTAGTACAACTGACCAAAGAAAAATTTATCAAGATAAAGTATTAACCTTACTTTCTACCGCTGTAGGTGAAAGACCTATGCGTCCTACATACGGGACAAATATGGCAATTGCAATGTTTGAAAACCAAGGGAATGTAGATAAAGCAATTAACGACGCAATTCGTTCAGCAATTTCTAAGTGGATTCCAAACTTAACAGTTAATGCTATTAATATAGTGGGGTTTTTAGATACAGGTGCAGTAACCGTTGAACTTAACGTAACCCTTCCTGATTTTATTGAAGACAGCATTACTATTGTAAGTACTACTTTAAATCCAGACGCGACTACCACGAGGTGATGAAAAATGGCTAATGAAGTACCCTCACAAATAGACTATACGTCTAGAGACTATCAAGCTCTGTTAGAAGACCTAACAAGCCTAGTAAATGTTAGAACAAACTACGCTTGGACTGCTGATGACCCAAGCGACCTAGGTACAACTCTTCTAGAGTCTTTTGCTTATATGGGCGACATTATGTCCTATTACATCGATCGAGTAGCTAACGAACTTACTGTAGATACTGCTGCCCGTAGAAAAACCCTAATTGATCTTGGCAAGTTATACGGGTACAGAGTTTCTGGGCCTACACCTGCCCGTTTAAACGTAGTATTTGAAAACATTAGCGATGAGGCAATTGACATTCCTGTAGGAACACAGGTGCTTGCAACTTTGCTTTACGGAGATTTTACAGAAGTTTACTTTGAAACTACTGCTAGCGCTACACAGTTAGCGGCTGGAGATACTGTAACCCTAGCCTGTCAAGAAGGAAAAACAGTTAACACAGACCGTCCTGACTTAATTAGCCCAACTACAAATAAACCTTTGCCGGTAAACCTGGGCGTTTCTGACGGAACAGCTCAACAAATTATAGATTTAATTGATGTTAATATTGTTGATAAATCTGTTGTTGTTTATGTTGGACAAGGTGTTGCGTTTACTCCATGGAGTTATGTAGACTCTTTAACTGAAGCTGGACCAAACCAATTAGTATTTACTACAAATGTAGACGAAGACGGAAACGTTTCTTTAGAGTTTGGTGATGGAATTAACGGAGCTATTCCACCAGCAAACCAAGTAATTAGCGCTTTGTATAGAATTAGTGCTGGCGCAGCTGGAAATTTAAACTCAGGAACTGTTGAAGAAGTTACATTTATTCCAGGAAACATTGTCCCTGAAGCAATTGGATACCTTGCCGTTTCTAACCCCTCAGCTGCTTTTGGTGGAGCAGATGGAGACGATAATGATCAAATACGTTCAAAAGTTAAAAGTGCAATTACTACTCGTCGTAGAGCCGTAACTACTTCTGACTATTCTGCACTAGCTTCACAAGTACCTGGAGTTGGAAGAACAAAAGCTATAGCCGCGGTATACAGCGCAGTAACACTTTATTTACAAAGTCAAAATGATGACTCAATAACTCCTGGAATTGTTAGTGGTTCTGCTACTTTAAATTGGACTGACGTATCAACTGCTGTATCAGCGTACTTAGTTGACAAGATACCTGTAGGAACTACTGTTACGGTTCAACCACCATCATATGTAGACTTTTACGTAACTTTAACGGTTACTGCAAACCCAGCGTATAACAACACAGACATTGAACAAGAAATTAGAGATGTGTTCTTAAACCCAGGGGGTTTGTTTTCTTACGAAGGTGTTGAATTTGGACAACTTGTTGCGTACTCAGCAGTTATGGCTAAAGCTGCGGGTGTAGAGGGAGTTGCATCTCTAGTAATTGCTAAGTTAAATACTGACAACTCAAGTTCAGCTTCTACAGCAGGTGTTCAATTAACTAGTGGTCAAATACCCGTATTGCAGACTACAAACTTAATTATTAACGTAACTGGCGGTTTGTCATGACAGTAGATCTAAAGTCTTAGAGAATAACCCAAGAGAATAGAATAGGTGAGAAATGGCTGCACAGTATCCTTCGTCGATTCGGTCCTTTACCCCAAAGGTAGACCTTGTAGACACAGTATTTGCTGACCACGTAAACGTCTTACAAGACGAGACACGTGCTTTAGAAGTATCTTTAGGCACCACTCTTTTATCTTCTAGTTACTTAGGTACTTTTACTCAAACAGGTACCTGGGCATCTTTGTCTCTTCGACTAGCTAACATTGAAGCTGGCCTAGTTACTGGAGTAGCTGCTGCGCCTTATTTTAAAAAATCTGGAGATGTTATTTCTCCTGCTTCTGGCAT